GTGTAGCACGTCGCTTCAGCCGCATCTACCCGATGACTTCTGACATCCTCAACGTGCCAAACGCGTCCACTTCGACCACGACTTATTATCCTGGTGAAGCAACCGCCATCACCGCGAGTGACATCACCTTTACACAGGTCGCACTGACCGCGAAGAAACTCGCGATCCTGACCATCGTGTCGAAGGAACTGAACGAAGACACGGTCATCGACTTCGGCGCAACATTGGCGCAGGACTTCGCATACGGTCTCGCACTTGCTGAGGATGCAGCTGCATTCCAGGGCGATGGCACGAGCACCTATGGTTCCATCACCGGAATCATGCCACGCATCAAGGCACTCTCTGGAACATTCTCCAGCATCGCCTCGATGGTTGTCGGTCCATCCGGATCACAGACTGCACTCTCCAGCTTTACCCTGGCGAACTTCCAGTCGATGGTCGCGAAGCTTCAGCCATATGCCACGCAGCCACGCTGGTACATGCACAAGCAGGTGTTCTACAACGGCGTCGCAGACAAGTTGATTGCACTCTCCGGAAACAGCATCATGGACATCCAGAATGCTTACGGTCCTGAACCAACACTCTTCGGTATCCCGATCTCGTTCGTTCAGAACATGCCAAGCGCAACGGGCGTATCCAAGACGATGGCAGTCCTCGGAGATCTCTCCAAGGGTGTCGCGTTCGGCGATCGTCGTGGTGTGAGTGTTGAGGTCTCCGACCAGGTCAAGTTCATCGAGGATGCGCTTACCTTCAAGGCAACCGAGCGCTATGCGTTCAACTGCTTCGATGTCGGAAACGTCACCGCGACAGTGGCCGATCAGGTTCCTGGTTCCATCATCGTTCTCCAGGCTGCCGCTTCGTAGGCTGTCTGACTTCGCAGTCAAGGGGAGCGGGATACCATTCCCGTTCCCTTTTTGTTTTTAGGATGTACACATGCCACTCACAAGAACTCAAGCACTCGACCGACTCGCATGGATGACCGCATCCGACCAGTATCCGTTCCTCGATTCGACCGCTCTACAGCAGCTCGTGGACGATCACGCTCGCTGGACCGTCTGGACCGCATCCACAGCCTTCGTCGTTGGCGACATCATCATCCCGACTGTCGCGAATGGCAGACTGTACCAGTGCGTGATCGCAGGGACATCGAGCGCCACTGAGCCACAGTTTCCGCAGTGGACCAGGACAACCGGCTACAGCGTCAATGACGGATCAGGTGACCTCTTGTGGCAGGACATCGGTCCCGCGAACGTCGAGCGCTATGACATCCGCACAGCTGCGCGACAGGGCTGGATTCGCAAAGCGTCCAGCATCACGCACCTCATCGATGTGAAGGACGGTCAGGTCGACGCTAAGATGGCCGTGCTCCGTGAGCATTGTCTCGACCAGGCGAAGCGCTTCTCACCGATGGTGTTCGTATGATCCCGGCAGCTTACAGCACAGCGCTCAAGAACGCGATCCAGGCGTATTCGTACGCAGACCGTGTCGCGATCTGGCGAACCGTCAATCAAGCAGATGGCATCGGTGGCGTGTCACAGCACTGGATACAGGTCGCTGAGATTCGTGGCACGATATCCAACACCGGCGATACCGAAGGCGTGGTCGGTGGCATGATCGAGCAGTCTGGTACATGGACGCTTACGTGTTCACCAGACGTCGAAGTCAAGGCCGATGACAGAATATACACCAGCGGGAATCCACAGAACCTCGCGCCATACTACGAGGTCATCGGATCAGACTACGGTCACACGAACGCAGTCAGTCAAACCATCGGACTCCGCGCCAGGACAAACGGCTAAGTGTATCCACTGCGTGGTGCAAGCTTCGCTGTCATCGCACCATGATATGAGTGAAGTTATTGATGGGGTGTATGCATGAGTCCTGAGATGTGGGTCCAAATCGGAATACAGGCGTTTATCACGACGGTGTCAATCGGTGCCGCTTGGGTGGCATTGCAGGTCAGGCTGACGCGCCTGGAGACTCAGGTGGCACACATCATCTCGACGCTTGATGGACAGCAGCAGGAAGTGCGCCGCATCGAACAGCGACTCGGTAAACTCGAAAACAAGGTCAGCGCGTTGGAGGCAATCATACAAAGATGAACTCAATATCAATCAAGAGACTCGTGGTCGTTGTGATCGTGGCTTTTGCAGCTGCTTTTACTTCTGTTTTCGGTGACGGCATCCGCACATCCGAAGCACACGACATCAGCGAGCTCGGCGCAGTGCTGGCACTCTACGGGAGCAAGGCAGTAGCGGCGGGTGTCTCCGCTGCGGTGAGTTCGGTGCTGGCGTTCCTCACGATGCCGTTCAAGGGTGTGCAGGCTAACAGTCTGAAGGTGGGCAAATGAACCTCCAAAACTATCGCTTAGAGCCTAATCCCAATGTCCCGGGTGATTGGTTTGTCTTCGGTGATATCTACGACAACGAGGGCAACCTGCTCGGCACGTTTGGGCCTGATGGAACAAGTGTTTTTGCTTGGTGGGCTTTACAGGACGCGCAGTTTCAACAGAACTACTGCAATCAATTTGCGGTGATTATGGCTCAAGAAATCGTGGCGGGGACTGCTGAATAATGGCAACCTACTATGTTCGTAATGACGGTAATAATGCAAACACTGGCACTGGGCCAGCCACAAATCAAGCGTGGCAAACCATCGCATATGCATTTGCAAACATGACACTTACCACTGGCGTAAACACTCTATACATTGCCCCCGGTGTATATCGTGAGTCTGTCACGCTGACAGTTACGCCTACAGTAAGTAATACTCTTGTGATTGCAGGAGACCCGACTGCGTCACAGTTCAGTGGTATCACTGCTGATCAGGTGCGTATTACAGGAGCTGTAAACGATAGTTCAACAAGCGCCACTGGTACACGCATTAATACAAATGCTAAATCATACATAACAATTCAAGATGTTGTTTTGGAAGGTGCAACAAGTCAAACTGTTTCAACATTTATAATATCTGGGACAAATACAACAATAAATAGGGTTGTTGTATATGGTGTGTATTATGCAGGTACTCCTGCAGCGTGTTTAGAAATTGAGACTCCAAATACAACTAATAATGAAATTTCTGTAAAAAATTCAATTATTTTTGGTGGTTCAATAGGCATAAGGATACGACTTCCGGTTTCTACGTCTGGAGTATCTGGTGTATCTGTACAAAATTGTCGCGTTATTTGCGGGCATTACAATAGCACAGGAATATATTCATTACCACAAAGTGGAGCAACAACGTCTTCTGTATTGATATCAAACTGTTTTGTTACGGCTACCACTTGTGTATACACAGAACGTGGCAACACAACTAACACTCACACAGTACAAAACTGTATATTGGCGGCTGGTTCTACCGGAATCCAATCTACTGCAACAAATATAATTTCACAACAATACAATATTATTAATTGCAACAACCAATTAAATAATGTTTCATCGTCTGCTACGACTGTTGTTTCAGACTTTCTTGGCATTGACCTTATGCAAAACCTGTTGCAGGGATTTGGAGATATTGCTCCGTTCGGCACATTGAAAAACTCAAGAAATACAGGATTCGGTATAGCGACAAATGCGCCTGTAACGGATGCTTATGGTGTGACGTGGACAGGTGCAACGCCAGACGCAGGAGCGGTCACCTACAGGAGTCTGTCTACCATCGGCTCCTACCTTCCAACCGAGCGGAACGCATCTGCCATCACCATCGCACCCGGCTCCACATCACAAAGCATCGAGCTGTACCTTGGTGCTACAGGCTTGACCTTTGCTACCTCCGGTCTAGCGGCCTACTATGTCCGCAATCAAAGCGCTCCGGTGGCTATAACGCTGGTCACGCAGACACCTACAGGCGCGTGGTCTTCTGGTGGCTTTGCTGAGATATCGTCCTCCCTAGTGCCGGGTGTGTATCGGCTTGATGTTCCTAACGCCGCTTTCGCCGCTGGCGCATCAGATGTCACGATAGTGGTGCGTGGTGCAAGCGGTACTAACGGCGCAGTCTTGACCGTTACACTTTCAAGTGGTGGCTTGACGGCAGCGCAGACAGCCGCAGCGGTATGGGGTGAGAGTCCTGCTGGCTATGCAACGGCTACGACATTCGGTGGAGTACTCAACGAAACTAACCAACTTACTAACAGCATTGATCAAGAGGTCGGTGATGTTGCGGGTAATGTTTGGGATGAGTTTAGAACCAATCATGTCACTGCCGGTACCTTTGGGCAGTACGTGAACGCTGAACTGGTTACCCCGGTAACCTCTGCCGCTCTGGTTCGCATGGGGCCTTTTGAAGTAAGGGCTGACGGCTTGGGGGCATCTGATCCGCTTGACATCCAGACCGGCGCACAGCACGGAATCGACATCCAGTGCGTAGACAACAACGGCGCAGGGATTGACATCACGAGCGCAACGGTAACGGCTAAGGTCTATAACTCTGGGGCAACCTTGGTAGACACTTACTCCTGTACGGCAACCTATGCAGCTGATGGACGTGCAACATTTACAATCGATACAACGGTTACGAACACACCGGGTACCTACACTGCAACGATTACACGAACCACCGGGGCATCTGATACGCAGATATTCGGGCCACTGCGGATCTATGTGAGGGATATCTAATGGCATTGATTTATGATTTGACCGAAGACCCTCAGCAGGTCGTGCAAGTCAGTGCGTGGGTAGGTGATTGGCACAGTTACGTGGTGCGCTTGGTGGATGAGTTGGGAAGCCCGGTAGACATCACTACCGGCACGCTTGGTGCTACCTTCACCAACATTGCCACAGGGTCCACTTATACCTTCCCATCTGGATCCGTGACCCTTACAAAGCAGTACAGCGAACAAGGTATTCTAAGCATTCTCAACCCGGCGGCTTACCCTACTGCAGCGATGATTCGGATAACGATATCCTTCACGGTAAGTACCACGGTAAGACGGTTCGGTCCGCTTGAGATAGAGGTTCTGGCTCCGTGATAAAGATGTCGGTAAGCCTGAAGAAAGTAAGGCTAGATTCTTATCAAAAGAATCTACGCCAACTTTCTGTTGCTGTAGGTACTGCTGCAGCTAACATCGAAGGCAACGCAAAACAAAGCATAGAGATGTCAAGTGGGCAATACAAAAAGTATCCCGGACGCAAAGAACATCCGCACTGGTCAAGCCCTCCCGGCACTCCACCAAATAATGATTTAGGTGAACTGGCTAACAGCATCCAAAGCAAGATGACCGGCAAGACATCAGCAGAGGTGTCAGTTGGTGCAAAGTACGGAATACCGCTTGAACTTGGTTGGATGTCAAAGGCTGGCAACCACGTACCGGCAAGACCGTTCCTGCGTCCGGCAGTTGAAAAGGAAGCCCCGGCTTTTCAAGCTGCGGTAAAGGTTATACTGAAGGGTAACAAGTAATGGCATTTGAACCAGCGGTCATTGAGCAATGGATCTACGAAACTCTAACCGGCGATACTACGCTTATGGGTTTACTTGCTCCTGATAACAAACCTAACGGTTTCCAGATGTCAATCTATAACACGATAGCACCACAGATAGACCCGGTATCACGCAAGCAACCGGTTACACCTTACGTGGTCTTTGATCGTGCTGGTAGTGCTGGGCAAGACCAAGACACGCTATGCGGTAGCCGGGTCTTCACGTACCCAACCTATAGAATCACCGTGTG